TCATCAAAATTAATAGGTGATGGTTTAATAGATTTAAATTCAGGATATTTTATCTCATATTGTTGTAATACATTTGCAATATCTACATTGGATAACCATTGTCGTGGATTTGCATTCCAAGAAGAAGGGTGAGTTGGTGCGAATATAAATGATTTTAATTTGTTTTTAATTTCAATATCATTAATTTGATTTAACCAACATTCTTCATTTAAACAATTATTTAATCGTTTTCTGAATGCGTTCCATATTGCAGATGGACGTTGACTTGTGATTATATTATCTGGATTATGGTTGTTATATATTTGTTTTAAATATAAGAGGACATCTGGTGAAAAACAACTATGTTTAGACATGGATGTTTTATTGATTGATGGACTACATATCATTGTTTTTAACAATTTTTGTTTCTTTGTTTTATTATTCCGAACGGGTACATGTGGCAGTTTACGTTTTGTTTTTGTCATATAGTATATACATATATATATTATTTTAACTATTAAAGTTTGCAGATTTCCCCCAGAATGATTTTTCTAATATTTTTATATGAGATGATTGTTTAGTAAATGGTCTCGTATTCATATTTGTAAATATTACATCATTTTGTCCATCATCATTATATTGATTCAATTGTTCTACATGTTTATGTTTACATTGTTCTATAATTGCTTTGGACAAATCATTAAATAAACTATTAATCGTTGAATTATATTGAGTATCTGGTTCATTTGTTAATTGTGAAACAATTTCAATAATATCGTTTTTATATTTAGTAAGTTCATATAGATATTCTTGATATTCATCATGTTTATTTGGGTCATATTTCTCTATGTATTTTCGATAATGTGACTTATTCATTAATAATTCCAATGACAATTTATCAGTAAATGTCCATGTAGATTCAGGTTCAGTATCGATGCATTCATTTATTATAGGAATGTCATCATTGACTATAATGTCATCATTGACTACAATGTCATCATTATATATACTTATGCCATCCATTTGTATATATATATTTGATATTTGAATAATATATATTATCTAAACATTCTTTATTTTGCAGGTTTTTACATTTTACATTTTTTAAATTTTACAATGCAAATAAAAAATATCCAATTATATTATATAAATCAATAATATTTAGAATGACTAAGAAAAATAGTGACGAGTCAATTTCAAGACATATATTACGTAGTTCATGGAATCAAAAATATGCAACTGGCGTTGTAAATGAAAAGAGTAGAGTGATTACTCCATTTAGAGCAGTTAATAATTTAGGTGATTTCTTAGGTCGTAAAAATTACGTATGTGGGGGTTCCAATCAAGTAAATGCAAGTAGACCTGGATGGAAAGGACACATTGGTTCTATAATAAATAACTGCGATGCCAGTGGTGTTGAAGGTTCTGTATGTAATCCTAAATTTGTACCAGATTCTTCCGATTATATTAGATATAGAAAACACCGTGCATTTAATATTGGTTACAACTTTAAATAATCGACAAATATATCATGTAAAAAAGAATGTATATGATATATATATATAATGACTATTAAAGATAACACAGGAAATGGTGCACTTACCGGAATGAATGCAATGCCTCAAAAGGGTAGAAATAGTGATGGTCAATCCTCATTTAATTTAATTAGACGTATATATTCAGAAACTACTCCATTAAACGTAGATGCAAATGTAAAGCTTCAAAAAAAATGGTTTGGAAATCGTGATGCATCTCAAGTCGTAGCAAATCGTCGCAATATACAAGGTGGTAAAGGTTCTGGAATTGGTTCTAATAAATTAATAGCATTTACAGACCATCGTGTAATAAATACAGTAAATTCCGCATTAGGTAGAGTTCGTTCAAGTGGTGCAGTTCCATCTCCTAAAATAAATGCTAGCCGAAATAACGGACTAACACCAACATATTCACCAATTGAAAATAAAGAATTATATGGACTTAAATCTCCACATTTACACCATTGAAATATGCAATTTTATATCACATTATTATTATAGTTTCAATATATTTTTCGTAATATATGATATAGAATGTATAAGTATTTAGCTGAATTTGTAGGATCAATTATATTTATATACGTTATTTTACAAACAGGAAATCCATTAGCAATTGGTGCTACATTAGCATTAGTTTCTTTATTAATCGCACCTATATCAGGTGGACACGTTAACCCTGCAGTTTCAATTGTAATGACATCTGCTGGAAAATTACCAATCGATGAATTAGTTCCATATTGTTTATCACAGATTTTCGGAGGATTAACTGCACTTGAGTTATATAAACGTGTGAAATAATTCAAGGTATAACTGGTCAATCTTTGATATACATATTTTTTAACAAATGTATATCAAAAAAAATATATATATAATTATCCGCTCGATTCATAGTATTGTGCTTACTTACACCGATGAAGATTTAAAATGGGACAAACACTTTTAGTGTTTGCCTTTTTAATTCATTTATCGGTAACGTTGCCCTTTACGATTTTATGGTACGCTTAAAACGCGTGCCATTTTAAATATTCAAGGGTGTAAATAATGATACATCTATAACACATTTACGTTTAGTAATAAAGACATCATCTTCACTATCACATTCTACATCATCCGTATCAATGATTATATTGTCATTTGTTTTGACAACTGGTTCAAATACTCGTTTCCAATCAATTGTATCAACATTAGTCATATCTGTATATTTAATCGAATCGATTTGTCGAATTGAATAATTGCATTTTTTATAAAAGCGTTTACGTTGTGTCCATTGATTTTGAAAAATACTATGTGTATCCACAATATCAACAATGATGGGATTGTTATCTTTTATACGCAATATTCGACCAACTGATTGTGTAATGTCAGTTTTTGGAGTAATCATAATTAATGTCGATAAAGTTTTAATATCCAATGCTTCTGCAGCCATTGCATATGTAGCGAGTATAATTTGTTTACTTTCAGTTTCTACCAAATTTTGTTGTTTCATTCCACCAACATAATATCCAATAGATGTCAAATTTAGTTTAACAATTGCATTGTATAAATATGTCAATAATGAACGATTATGACCTAATATCATCATTTGTTTCTCTTTATTTTCATTTAATAAGTCAGCTACAACACGAACTATGAAATCACTTCTCGGGTCAAATCCACATAATTTGGAAATCATTGTACTATATTTGGCATTTCCACGAAAATCTAATTCAACTTCATTGAATTTATTATCAGCATTTATATATTTGATTGCACGAACACGAACAACGTCTTCTGCTTCACGTTGTTGGGCATAAATTTTGTCACCAATGAACATATATAATACTCGAGTTAATTTATCTTTTCTATCTACAGTTGCAGATATACCTAACATATATGGAGTTATGATTTTGATTAATGTTCTTGAAAATTGTTCACTTCCAATGCGATGAACTTCATCAATAATAGTTAATCCAAATGATGAAAATGTATTGGAATTATATTCTTTATCATATAATGTTTGAACCATTCCAATTACAATGTCTTTATTTTCAATGTCAAATATTTTCCCCTGTATTTTTCCAATTCGAGCAGTTGGTAAGAATTCATTTATACGTTCAATCCATTGATTCATTAAGAATTCTTTATGAACAATAATAAGTGTTTTTTTATGAAGCAATGATATTATATTTAATGCCATTACAGTTTTTCCTGCACCACAAAATACTTCTAATATCCCACCACCACCATTTATGTTTGATTCGCTGCAAATTGGATTTTGTACATGTTTCATGTATACATCAACTATTTTAGTTTGTACATCACGTAATTGTTTTGCGAATTGTAAATCTATATTATCACCTTCACTTATTTCAGTTTTTGATACCACACCATATCGTTCAATGCCGTAGAATCTAGGCAAATACATCTTGTTTGCATTTTCACGAAATACAGGAAATGCATTTGCATCATCAGATTGTGGATTATAATTTACACCAGGTACGATTGGTTTTACAAATAATTCTTTTCGTAAAAATTCTAAATCAATAGATGACAATGCTGATTTAGGTATGGTATATCCTTTCTTACCTAAATATGATTTTGAATTAACTGATAATATATATTCTTGGGTTAATTTGAATTCAGTTGGTTTTTGTTTTTTCATAAATGTTGATTTCATTTTACGAATATTAATTGATTATATTAATGTACTTATTATAAACAATTACATTTAGGATAGTTTAGTATCAATTTTATAGATTCAGTAAAAATTCATAACTGTATAAAATATAATAGTGTATTATTATATATTATGTTATACAATAATTATTTAAATAAAATACCATTAGTTGAAAAAATACTTGTTGGATTATTTATTATATATATTATCATGCCAATTGAAATGCCGTCTTTAATTTCAAATATAGTAGATAATGAAATTGGAATGGTATTGATATTTACAATTGCATTATCATTATTCTGTTATACAAGTCCAATTGTTTATATATTATATTTATTTGTTGCATATGAATTAATTAGAAGAAGTAGCAAAGCTACTGGTAAAGTTGCCATTATTAAACATACTCCATCTCAAATGAATAAAGATTTAAAAATGCAAAAAATGAATCCAATTCAGAAAGAAACATTAGAAGAAGAAATGGTTGATAAAATGGCACCAATTGGACATAGTGATTTAAATGTATACAGTGCAAGTACATATAGTCCAGTATTTGAAAATATTGGCGGAGCATCAGTTGTTTAAACTCTTGAAGATTTAAAATAGAATAGAACATTTGATGTTACATAATGATAAGATACCGCTATGGAAATCAAATTGATATTGCATTACATATAATATTTACACTAGTAAATATTACATTAGCTATCTGGCAACCGCTACTGCCCCAATTATATTATTTAAAACTGCAATAGGACCACCAGCACCCGCACCAGCACCCGCATCAGCACCAGCATTAACCGTAGATGAAAAATAATATTTAATTAAAACGGCTGATAGAATACCAGCGAATAATGTGATTGGTAAATTTGCCAAAATACGTTTTAACAACCCAAATGAATCATTCTTAATCGAAAACATTGCAATTATTATACTTATTCCAATAGATACAACCATGGTAAAACTTATCGTCTTGAAATTACTCTTTGCACCTTCAAATATGCATTTAAAAGCTCCTTTTAAATTATTAAGCACACTAATTTGAGTGAGGTCGTTTGGTGGATAATTGATTTCAGGCCAATCTTTGACAAAATTAGTATACATGTATATAATAACCGCACTTAACAAATATGCCATTAGTAATAATATTCCGTATATAACCAAATGTCCAACCGGTTCCCAAACGAACCCAATGCCAAATGACAATCCAATCGATATAATACATATAATAAAAATCGCAAAATTTATCTTACTTAATTTTTTATGAATTTCATTTTCATTATCGCCAACAATCTTAACCGAATCATATATATATTTATATATTTTTGGTATGTGTATTCCAAATATAAACACAACAATTATACTTACGAATGATTGTAAAATGTATTGATACAATTCTGTGTTCATTGAATTATTTGAATCCATATCAATCTGTTTTGTATCTAAACTACCGTCTGCATTCTCTAGTGTACATTCAAAATAATTCTCCATTCCTTCAATCTGTTCATCTTTATTTGAAAAATCGTTATTATCAGTTATATTAATGCAACTAGGTGCAATTGGAGCGGATATACTAAACAATGTGGTATCATAACTTAATGTCGATATTAAAGAGGCAGATTCAGTTGATATTAATATAGGTTTTGTAAATATAAATACTTCATTTAATCTATAATTATCACTATCACTATAATGAAAACATTTACGTTGCACGGGGATAGCATCATTTAAATTAAGGTCAGTTGCACTAATTGTATTTATATTCGATATATTATTTATAAGTTGATCAATGGATAAATTACATTCTTTGTCAGAATTATCTCGTTCTTGTAATAAAAAACATGTATATAATTTAGTTGATGATGAACTATTTATATGTTCAATTACAAGTTCTCCTACAATGTTACTTTGGTCAGACGTTATTCCAATAATATTATTATGTATTGTCCCATATAAATAAATGTTAGTTGCGGTATAGGTAGTTGGATTTAATACATTATATGTAAAATTTGGCTGTTTATTATTAAATGTGATTTTATAGAATTTATTACGTTCAGCAATGTCATTTGCGCGTTCAATAATAGATGCATTCTTTGCTTGTTCACTTTCACTAATATCATTCATATTTATAGCATTAACCATATTATTTTCTACAACATCGACTTGATTCATAATGCCATTTAATGTACGATTTGATTGTTCATATATATCAGTATTATATACATTCACCGCACTATAATTATAGAATAATTCAGTATTGTTTGTGGTATTGCATTGTTCAAATGTAAAAAATGACATAATATATGATAGTTATATTACAATCATATAATATTTACACACTAAATCATCTAAAATCAAAATGATGGAATGTATTGTAATAAATTATTCTCATAAATCGTGGTTTGAAATGTATCATTATACCCTTCTACAAATATGACATCCCCATTATTAATATAGTCACACCCATATTCACCTGTGCAACTTTTACCATTTAAACTAACCGGTAAGCGTGTATTTAAATTTCCAGTACCAGACATAGTATAATATTGCCATTTGTCACGACCAGACATTATGCGTCGTCCCATTAATGGTAATATTAAATCATCTCCATTAGACCTAGATAAAATGCCGATTTGATGATAATCATTTGGTTCACCACGAGTTCTTACATTGACGGGCATACTCGTCATATTCATCATTGGTGGTTGATATGGATTATTATAATGGTCTTGTCCAGACATTTTATTAGGTGACATTACAACAACTTGTGGTTGTTGATTTGATTGTGTTGAGCGAGTTTGAATTAATGCATGTGATATGTATATAATGATTGCAACTAATATTAATAATATAAGCAATGTTACATTTTCAATACAAATCACACCTGGAATACATTTTTTTCCCATACTATTTTTGTAATATATAATATAATGTGAAAAAATCCAAACATATGGGTGTGTATCCTAAACCGATAAATGTTTCAAGGTTGAACTGTTGATTATTTT